AACTTATATTTCGTTGAAAAGATGAAATCTCTTGACCTGATTCATCAAACGCATAAATCCCAATAGAGATCATGTTATTTGTCAATGGATTAGGACCATCTGCTTCAATATCAAAAGATAAATACGCATTTCTCTCTTTCAAGGGTTTTGTCACCTCATCTGGTTCCTTTGGTTCATTTGATGAAACTAGCAGTTGACCTCTTGCTGGGAATAACACCACATCTTTGATGGTTGAACGATTTGTCAGTAACATGACCAGACGATCAATGCCCATACCAAAACCACCAGTTGGTGGTAATCCAAATTCCAATGCTTCCACAAAACTATGATCAAAATCTTGTGCTTCATCATCACCTTGTTTTCTCGCATCAACTTGTTTTTGGAATTCTTGAGCTTGAACTTGTGGATGATTTAATTCTGTATATGCATTGCAAATTTCCATATTTGCCACAAACAATTCAAAACGTTCACTCAACTCCGAATTTGAACGATGCCACTTTGCCAATGGCGACATAAATCGTGGATGATTGATCAAAAATGTTGGATTGACAGCTCGTGATTCCAAAAAATGCCCCACTAATTTATCATATAAACGAGCATTCGTTCGTGGATTATCACATCGCAAATCATGTTTTACGCATTGTTCTTGTAAGAATGTGTTAAGAAGCTGTGGATCCTTTAATGGAATTTTTTTTCCAAGAGCAACTTCCAAATCAGTCACCATATCAAAACGTTTGAAGGGGGCAGTAAAATCGATGTTATGAGTGGTTCCATCAACAGTTGTGTAGGAAATGACATAGGAACCAAAAAGTTCAAACACAAGTTTTGACAACATATCTTCTGTTTGACGCATTAGATCATGGTAATCCACATAAGCCTCGTAAGTTTCAATTGTAGTGAATTCAGGGTTGTGTGTCGAATCAATTCCCTCATTTCGGAATTGCTTTCCAACCTCATAAACTTTGTCCATACCACCAACTACAAGTTTTTTAAGGAAAATTTCTGGCGCAATGCGCATATACATGTCGCGTTTCAATTCATTATGATGAGTTTCAAATGGGCGAGCAGTAGCACCACCATATAAATCACACAATATTGGTGTTTCAACTTCAATAAAATCTTTGGAATCTAGATAATGTCGCAGAAATCGCAAAATCTTGGCGCGTATTTCAAAAACTTCACGAGAGCCAGGATTGAATAACAAATCAAGATATCTTTTGGAACATCGTATGTCATCATCCACAATCCCTTGTGTTTTTGGAATCAACTGAAAACAAGGCGTCAGGATAACCAAAGAAGTGGCGAAAATTGTTAATTCCCCTTTGTGAGTTTTTCCCATAAATCCCTTGACACCAATAATATCACCACGATGTATTTTTTGATTAATACTGAAATCGGTCAAATAATCTTGTTTGGAAGATGCCAACTGGATGGTTTGATTGTCTTTGAATAAAGTATAGAAAAAGAGTTTTTTGCCAGCTTGTCGTTTTAATGTAATTCTTCCGGCAAATTGAACTTTGTTTGCTTCGTCGCGCTTGCTTGGTTCAAATAAGTCATTCATTTTCTTAATTTCTGTGATGGAATGAGTTAGATTCCAACTATGTGGATAAGCTGTTCCATCTGCGAAAAACTCTTTTTTACGTTGTTCCAATAAACTTTGAGCATCATTGGTATCTGCATCTTCTTTTTGTACCAATGGCGCTTTATTCGCGCTCTTTTTTTTTGCTGCTGCTTCGGCTTTTTTTTGGGCCTTGAGAGCTTTTTTTTGGGCTTTGCGTTCTTGACGTAAACGCTTGACAGTTTCAGGATCAGTTTCTTGGTCAGTGTCAGTGTTAATTTGATGATTTTGGTGGTCAGACATATTTATTGAATTGTTTGTATTGGTTGATTCGAAAAATAAATCATGGCTAAAAAATCAAATTTTATTAAGTGATACAATAATTTTTTTAAATTAGATTCATAGTTAAAGTTTTTTTAATATATATAATTAAGTAAAAAGAAATGTATTTGGTTTATATGATAATATGTGATGGTTTATATTATATAGGAATGACCAATGATTTTTTGAATAGATGGTTACAACATAATGGTGTAATATCAGGTGGAGCAAAATATACCAGACGAAGATCAGATTGGTATCCAATTTGTATTATTGATGGATTCAAAAATAAAAGTGAAGCTATGCAATGTGAATGGAAATTTAAAACTAGAAAATCACGATTTGCACGAAAATTTAAAGGAATTAATGGTCGATTAAATTATCTTAATTTATTGTTAAAATCAAAAAAATGGACAAGTAAATCCCCAAATATAGCAGATCAAAATTTGTCAGTCTATGTAGATGAGGATTATGAACATTTTATTGATGCTGTTCCCACACAAGAATTATATTGGAAATAATCAATAAAAAATTATAATTCAAATTTACTAAATTAAATTATATTTTTTGTTCAACTCAAATTTCCAAAACAACATGAGCGCAACCACAACCGATGAATTTATTCAAGCTGCAAAAGAAGTCCTAATAGCACTTTCAAATCGAGAGTTTGGTGGATCTAGTTTTCAATCTACCACACTGGTTATTGCGTCAAATGATCACTCGACACAAAATCGGTATGGAGATGCTGTTCCCACGCCATACATTCAGATTGAAAATAATCAATAAAAAAAGTTATAAACAATTTCGCGAATTTGAATTATAATTTTTGTGTCCAGATTCCAAACATTTTTTTATACTTGTATATTTCGCGTTAGAAACATCATAGTTTTCAAGTTTATATAATAGCTTATTTTTGGAACATTTTAGTCCATCATGAATACACCCCTTCACATTCTTACAAAAATAGTGACTTGGCGGACATTTTTTTGGTTTTTTACGAAGTTTAATTTTCAACTTTTTTGGTAATGGTTTTGGTGTCGGTAATGGTGATGGTGATGGCGATGGTGCCGGACTGGGATCTGGTAATGGTGATGGTGTAGGACTGGGGTATACTTTAGGACTGGGATCTGGTGATGGTTTTGGAGTTTTTTGTTTATTGGATTGTGTTTTAATGTTATCAACTATGCATTTTCGTGAAATACACTTTTTAAATTGTCGCATGGACATATCAATTGAATTAATGCGATTTAGTTCTGTTAACCATTTTTTCCATGGTATTCGAAGTTTTGGGCCAGCACCATATTGACGTAATATGCTCAATCCTTTTTGTGAACGAATATCAACTTTTTCATGAGTTCTTGGATTATAAATAAATCGATATGACATTATACTATAAAAACAGAACTTAATTTTAGATTCATTGAACTAACCAAGTTATTTGGAATATTATTAAAATCAACCAATAACTTGTTTTTTTCAAATTGATCCTTTGATCCTGAATGTTTTTTAAACATTTCTTCCAGTTTAGCGGGATCTAAAATGTATTTCATCGCAGTTTTAACACCACATCGTTTGAAACATCCTGGAATACAATCTGATTTATCTCCACAAATTATTTTTAATAAAAGATCATGTTGAGAATTCCCACTTGATTTTTCATTCAAAATTTTATTTCGTAAATCCATTAAAATTGTATTTGAATCAATCAATTGCATTAAATCATGATCTGACGTAATTATCAAAAATTTCGAATTGGAATCTTGCGCCATCAAATGTTTTTTTGTTAATGCAATGACATCATCTGCCTCCAATTGATCATGTTCTAAAAATTTCCATCCATATTCTTGAAGTAATTTGGGAATTATTTTTGTATATGCGTGTTGAAAAAATTTTCCAACATTAACTTGTCCAGGTGCTTCTCCATAAATTCCTTGTCGATTTTCTTTATATTTTGGAAAAATTGCATTTCTCCATATATCAGGACGGCTACAATCTTTTGCGAGAATGACATTTTCGTGATCAATTTTATATTTTTTTATAATTTTCATAAAACTACTGGCAAAATTCTTTTCAAACGATTTTAAAAATATAGTATTTTCAAACCAATCATAATCTTCCTCAAACTTGTCATCTGGGTGTGCAAATCCATACCATCTTTTTGTAGAAAAATACCGAAAAAATATACTATAACTGAGATCAACCAATAAAAAGTGTTTATGTTTTTGTGTGGATGTGGATGTTTTTTCGCTCATGAATATAAAAGTAGGCTTAATTTTATATTCTTTTTTCTAATCAAATTTAATTTGATTATAACCTGTTTTATATTAATCCAAATCAAAATATTTAATTTTCATATGTGCGAAAGCAATAAAACCGCTCATTACATGTATCGGAACGATAAAATAAATCAAAATTGGGAACATTTTAAACGATTTTACAATCATGAAACCATCCTTTGTTTACCAAAAAGACATTATGGATGGAAATATAAATTACCTGAATTATTGGTCCATAATTATTTAAAATTAAATATGGATTTTATTGAGGAAATCAAGTTGGCGTGTTTTGATGTAATTAGGGAAAATGCCACGGGTGATGTTGTAGATTTGTATTTTGATAAACAAATTGCTTATTTCACAATTTCAATAAATGATAATAATATGTCACATAAACAATTGAGAAATATCCTTTTTACTATTTTACAAAAATATAAAATTAATATATATTTTCGACAAGAACATTGTGGTGGTTATCGTGATAGTTCTATTTTTCAAACTACAATTTATTTAACTCGTTGTTCAAAAGTTCCCCAATTGTACAAAAAAATATTTCAGTTTCATATTTCCAAAAAAAATATATTTATATTGTTTATATTACTTCATTATTTACCACCTGATTTATGTCAATATTTTTTACAAAATTTTAAATATGATTTATTCCACCAATTTTTAAATCGATATCATATCTATCGTGACCAATGAAAGTGATTATTGTTTCTTAAATCGATGTAAACAAATAATTTAAAAACAAAACACAAATATAGAATGTCAAGGTATATAGATTGATTGAAAGTTTACCTACACCATGACACTTATATCTATCGACAACCAAGATAGATTTTAAAAAATCTTTAAAAAATCACATAATTTAATTTTTTTTAAGCATTATGGAGATTTATTTAGATAAATACCTTCAAGGATATTATCTGGACTGAGATACGAGTCCGTTAGAATTTGCCCCGAAAGTGATTTCAG